TGTTAATTCTTTAGAAGAATCGTTAGATATTAATATAGGTGGAGAATTATTTATCGATGTAGGTAATAGAGAAGGTCTTCGTTATGGTTACGTTGATGGATATGATGAATTAGGTATGTACAAGTATCATAAAAAAGATCTCGATTACAAGTTACTACATGGTCCAGGACAAGTAGGAAAAGGTTTTAGAGGAGAAGATTCAGTCACACAATTAATGGATAAAATTAATGATGATGTAAATGTTCTTACTATGTTTGCATTGGCGGATAAAGCTGCAGGAGGAGAAGGGTATGCAACATTTGATAAGATAGGTGAGTATCGTGATAAAATAAATGTTTTAACTACATATAAACCTGCAATGTCAGGATCAAATAGTCAAGCAGTATTGACAGAACAAGAAAGAAATATATTACAAGGATTTCAACAGAAGGAGTTTGCAAGAGTTACAGGTGAAGAATTAGCAACTGTTCTTACATTATATGATAAGATAAAACCTGTGCATAATCAAAATCAATACCAAGGATTAAGTTATCGAGGTATGTAACTTTTGCGTATTGGCTACCAATCACCCTGTGTAAACAGCTACTGGTTGCCCTGATACAAGGAGACTAAAATGTCAGAAACTAATGAAGAAGTCAAAGTTACCAAAGACGAAAAAACAGGTGACACAATAATGAAAAAACCAACTCGGTATAAAAGACTTGACCCAACAACTCAAGAACTTGCTGCCGAAGAAGAGTTAAAAGCTAGAGAGGAAGCTAATGGTCTTGCTACTGAAGAAGTAGAAGAAGTGGCTACTACTCCAGAAGAGGAGTCTTTTAAGAAAAGATATGGAGATCTTAGAAGACATGCTCAAAAACAAGCAGACGATAAAGATAAAGAAATTGCTGCATTAAAGCAACAGTTATCACAAGCGACAGAAAAACAGATTAAGTTACCTAAAACTGATGAAGAATTAGATGCATGGTCTGCTGAATACCCAGATGTTGCTAGGATTATTGAAACAATTGCTATTAAAAAATCTAAAGAAATGAATAAAAACATTGAAGATAGGTTAGAAAACTTAGCTCAAAAAGAATTAAAAACGTCTAGAGAGCTAGCTGAAAGAGAGTTATTATCAATACATCCTGACTTTGAAGAAATTAGAAATGATCCTTCATTTCACGATTGGGCAGATGAACAACCAGATTATATTCAAACAGCATTATATGATAACGAAACAGATGCAAAAGCTGCAGCTCGTGCTATAGATTTATATAAAGCAGATAAAGGAATTAAGAAGAAAAGAAAATCTTCTAAGTCTGCTGCTCACAATGTTTCTGTTAAAGGTGGATCACAACCATCTGATACAGCTTCAGTAGGAGAATCTATTAAAGAATCTGATGTAGCTAAAATGACATCACAAGAATATTCAGCAAATGAACAAGCTATTGCTGATGCGATTCGTTCTGGTAACTTTGTTTATGATATAAGCGGAGCTGCTAGACAATAGATATAGGTTGACAAAACCTATTTTTTGTATATATATGTAACGTATATACTACACTCGTAGTAGGCCGAATATTGTCAAATGTATTTGACACGTTCCCACCCTACATTTTATCAAACGAAATTCAAATCAGGCTACCTGATATTATGGCCTCTAGGCATAGACACCCATAAAACTATCAGCCCTTACGATGTCGAGTTATCGTTTGTTGGCCCTTAATTATATTATAGGAGATACAAAATGGCCTTTAAAGTAGCGTCAGGTTATCAAAACCTACCTAATGGTAATTTCTCTCCAGTCATTTACAGTCAAAAGGTTCAGCAAGCATTTCGTAAGAGTTCTGTTACTGAATCCATTACTAATAGTGACTATTTTGGAGAAATTACAAACTTTGGTGACACAGTTCGTATCATCAAAGAGCCTGAAATAACTGTAAAAGAATATGCTAGAGGTACTCAAATCGTTCCACAAGATATAGACGATGAAGACTTTACTCTAGTTGTTGATCAGGCAAATTACTTTGCTTTTAAAATAGATGACATTGAGGAAGCTCATTCTCATATTAATTTTGAAAGCATGGCATCAGATCGTGCAGGCTATCGACTCCGTGATCAATATGACCAAGAAGTACTAGGATACTTAGCAGGATACAAACAGTCCTCATTAAGCACAGCAGCAGGAGCAGTAAACGATGTTGTTTCTGGAACTAAAGCTGTTGGCACTGCAGGAACTGATGAATTGCTAACATCTATGAAGTTGAGAAAAGATTCTTTTGGAAACATTACAACTTCTTCAGCAGGGGATCATTCAATCCCACTAGCAGTAAGGCTACCAGGTGCAACAGCAGTTGCAACTGCTACAGCTACACCTTTACAGGTTATTGCTAGAATGGCTAGACTTCTTGATCAACAACAAGTTGATAAAGACGGAAGATGGCTCGTAGTAGATCCAGTGTTCATGGAAATTCTTGCAGACGAAGACTCAAGACTTTTAAATAACGACTTTAGAAATAAAGGAGATTTAGAAGGTGGTCTTGCAGTTGGTCAATTGCATGGTTTCGATGTATATGTTTCAAGCAACCTACCTTCAGTTGGAACTGGTCCTGCAACCTCTGGTTCAGCAAACCAAAACTCTAACTATGGTGCGATTGTTGGTGGACATAGTTCAGCAGTTGCTACTGCTTCACAAATTAATAAAGTTGAATCTTACAGAGATCCTGATTCATTCGCTGATATCGTCAGAGGAATGCAAATGTATGGAAGAAAGATTCTTCGACCTGAAGCAATCGTAACAGCTAAATATAACGCAGCGTAAAGGAGATTAACTTATGGCAACTTTTGACTTAACAGCTAAATCCACTACAGGCGTTAGTGCTGATTCTAACACCAATTTTCCTGCTAGTGTAAATCCAGGTGCTTATGTTATAGAAAAAGAACTAGATATTGCTAAATTAGTTTCAGATGGTACATTTACTAATGTTACTAGTGGTGATGTCTTTCAATTACTAGAAGTTCCTGCTAATACTATTGTATTAACAGCAGGTGCTAATGTAACTACAGCGTTTACAGGTGGCTCTGCTGCTGCTGATATTGACTTCGGTGGCGGTGATGACATTGTAGACGGTGGTGACTTAACATCAACTGGATACCTTGCAGCAGGTTCTAATGGTCAAGCTAACATTATCAACACAGGTGCAGCAAACACATTTACTGCTCTGCAAACAAGTGCAGACACTATTGATGTGACTATTTCTGCTACTGATACTAACTGTGTTAGTGGAGTACTGAGAGTTTATGCAGTTTGTCTAGACATTTCTTCCCAACAAACAGGAAGAGATGAAGTAGACAGAGATTTATTAGCATAAATTACTACTTAGGAGTAGGGGAGATAGGTATGTACCGTTTCCCCTACAAATAAAATATGGCATATAATTATCTAGATATTACAAATGAAGCATTAAAAAGAATTAATGAAGTGCAACTAACTAGCTCAACCTTTGGTGGTGCAGTAGGAATCCAAGGATTAGCAAAAGATGCAGTTAATAATTCTCAAAGAGATATATTTATGTCTGAACAAGAATGGCCTTTTGCTTATGCAGAAACAAGCCAAACACTTACAGCCGGTACAAAAGAATATTCTTTAACTACAGGTTTTTTAAAAATAGATATTGATACAGTTTTAATAGATAGAAATGACGATTTAAATGTAGAAGAAACACATTTAACTCCTCTTTCCTATCAAGAATATATTGATAGATATAAAGAAAGAGATGAACAAAGAGACTCAGGAGATTTTGATACTCCTAGATTTGTTTATCTAACACCAGATTACAAACTAGGTGTAAGTCCTACACCAGATAAAGCATATGTGGTTAAATACACATATTTTAAAACAGCTACAGAATTAAGTAATGCTACAGATGTCCCAGAAGTTTCATCACAATTTAAAAATACTTTGATTGATGGGACTATGTATCATTTGTATATGATGAGAGATAATGCAGAATTAGCAGCATTATCAAGAAGAAACTTTGATGAGGGTATAGAAAAAATGCGAACTATCTTAATAAATCGTTACATACGGATGAGGGATACTAGAGTATCGCATGTGATCAATGACTGATAGATTAGCAGTAGCCAAAATACCTTGTAGAGGAGGTTTGTACACAAACGAAGACTTTTTAACTTTAAGTGATACAGCACCAGGTTCTGCTACAAAACTTGTTAATTTTGAAGTATCACCTTATGGCGGTTATAGAAGAATAAGTGGTTATAAATATTTAGACGCAACATACACTAGACCTGCAGGCACAGGTGCATTATTAGGACTGTTTATATATAATGACAATATATATGCAGCAAGACAAGAATCATCAGGTACAGATTATGATGTTCTTAAATATGCTTCAGGTGTAGGATGGTCTACAACAAGTTTAACAGCAGGACAATCTGCAACTAATGTAGTAAGAGTAAGAGGATTAAATCATTCTTTTACAGGAAATAAATCTCTTATTCTAACAGATGGTATTAACTTTCCAATGAGACTAGTTGATACAACATGGACTAAATTAAATGGCTCATCAGATGTAGATAATGCATCTTTTGCAGAGACATATAAAAACAGAATATTTTTTGCAGGTATGAGTCAAAAACCGCAGTTACTTATATTTACTGCACCAAATAGTGACAGCGATTTTAGTGCTGCAGGTGGGGCAGGAAGTATAAATGTTGGTTTTGATATAATGGCATTAAAACGATTTAGAGATGCCCTTTATATTTTTGGTAAAACTGATATAAGAAAATTAACAGGAGATAGTATAAATTCTTTTGTTATCGAAGAAGTATCTACTAGTGTTGGTTGCGTAGCAAGCGATAGTGTGGTAGAAATAGGTGGTGATGTATTATTTTTAGCACCAGATGGTATAAGAACAATACAAGGTACAGAAAGAATAGGTGATATTGAATTAGCTACTATATCAAAAAACATTCAACAAACACTACAATTAATAGATGTTGATTTTAATTTTAACCAATTAGTAGCTACTGTAGTAAGAGAGAAATCTCAGTTTAGATATTTGTTTGGTAAAAGCACACTGACTGCAAAAAATACAGGAGGTTTCTTAGGAGGATTAAGAACTTCAGATCAAAGAACAGGTTGGGAGTTTAGTGAACTAAGAGGGTTTCAAGCTAATTGTACAGCTAGTGGTTTTATAGGAGATGATGAATACGTGCTACATGGTGATTACAGTGGTTACGTATATAGACATGAGCAAGGTGGAACATTTCAAGATGATAATGTTTTTGCTACATTTCAATCACCCTTTTTAGATTTTGGTAATACAGAACAAAGAAAAATATTTTCACAGATAACTGTATTTACTAGACCAGAAGGAGACAATACATTTTTGGTAACAGCAGACTATGATTGGTTAGATTCTGATTTTTCTAGTCCTGATGATTATACAATAGATTCAACAGGAGGTTATGCAGAATATAGAGATACACAAACACCTTATAATACAGCAGGTTTTGTGTATGGGGGTGCTACTAAACCAGTAATACGACAAGCAATACAAGGTTCAGGACACGCTATACAATTTAAGTTTGTCACAACAGCATCAGCAAATCCCTATACCATTTTTGGATTTGCAGTACAATACGGAGAGGCAGGAGTAAGATAATGGCAGGATACGCAAGACAAAGTTCAAGTAGTATTGCAGATGGTGAGGTAATCACAGCCGCACCACTGAACAGTGAGTTCGATGCACTACTAGCAGCATTCGCATTTAGTGGAGGCCATAATCACGATGGCTCATCAACAGAGGGTGCTTATGTTGGTATACTAGCAGATGTAGATGCACTTAATAAAATAGAAGTAGATACATCTAATAATAGACATGGTTTTTTTGTAGAAGTATCTTCTTCTGCAGTAGAACAAATAAGAATACAAGATGGAGCAATCGTTCCTGTAACAGATAGTGATATTGATTTAGGAACTAGCTCACTAGAATTTAAAGATCTTTATATAGATGGAACTGCCTATATTGATACTCTTGAAGTACATGTAGGTGCTACATTAAGTGCAGGTGTATTAACATTACCAGATGGATCAGCTTCTGCTCCTGTTATTACAAATGCTAGTGATACAAACCAAGGTTTATTCTTCTCAGGCACGGATGAAATGTCATTTACTGCAGGAGGCACTGCTCAAGTTACTTTTGCTGATGGTGTAATAAAACCTGCTACTGATAACGATATTGATCTAGGCACATCATCAAATGAATTTAAAAATTTATTTCTTGATGGCACAGCTAATATAGATACTCTTGCTGCTACAACAATGAGTGGCGATTTAGCTATGGGTAGTAATAAAGTTACTGGTCTTGCTGCACCTACTGCCGATGGCGATGCTGCAAGAAAAGTATATGTAGATGATTCTATTTCTGCTGCTTCAGGTCTTACACAATTAGCAGGTAATATAAATGTAAATGGATTTTTCTTCTTTGGCAGCTCTGGTGAAGATATAAAAGTACAACCTGTAGGTAGTGCATCTTTGCTATCTACTCAAGATAACGATGGAGAGTTTGTTGCTCTTGTTCTTAGAAATGAAAGTGATGCTGCAGATACAACAGGCATAGCTTCTCTTAGATTTGATTTAGAAGATACAGGTGGTAACACAGTAGATGCTGCTAAAATAGCAGTTAAAAAAGAACAATCATTTACTGCAACAGCATCAACACAAGATGCTAAAATCGTTTTCTCTACTTCTTTAAATGGTACATTAACAGAGTATTTAGAATTAAATAGTGCAGGTGCATTAGTTCCTGTAACTGACAATACAGTAGATATTGGTACATCTTCTAAAGAAATAAAAGACATATATATAGATGGTACTGCATTTATTGATGCTATAGGTTTTGGTAGCACTTCTATGACACTACCTACATCAGATGGGTCAGCTAATCAGGTTCTTAAAACAGATGGTTCTGGTACTTTATCATTTGGTTCTGGAACTACTATAAACAATGCTACAGAAAATGAACTTGTAACTGTAGCATCAACAACTACACAACTAGATGGTGAAGCTAATCTTACATTTGATGGCACAACACTTACCTTAAATGGTAAATTAGCTATGGCTTCTAATACTGCAGGTAAACTTCTTATTGCAGATGGCACAGACTTTGAACCCACTGCTGTTGGTGATTTATCTGAAATAACTAGTATTGCAGGTGACGATGTACTATTAGCTGTAGATACTTCTGGAGGGGGATTAAAAAAAGTATCTAGATCTACTTTAGTATCAGGTCTTGCTACATCAAGTGCTATATCTAATGTTATAGAAGACACAAGCCCACAACTAGGTGGTGACCTAGATGTAAATAGTAATGCTTTAGTTTCTACATCTAATGGCAATATAGCTCTTACACCAAATGGAACTGGTGTTGTAAGAATAGATGGTAATGTAGATATACAAACAGGTGAGATTGTTCTTAAAAATGGTGGTTCTGTTTCTAATATTAAATTTTATTGTGAATCAAGTAATGCTCATTATACACAATTACAATCTGCAGCACACTCAGATTACTCAGGTAATGTTACTTTAACTTTACCTGCAGCTACAGACACATTAGTTGGTAGAGCAACAACAGACACTTTAACAAACAAAACATTAACAACTCCTGTAATAGCAGAAATAGATTCTGGTGGTGATTTAACTTTAGATGCTACAACCGATATTATATTAGATGCTGATGGTGGAGATATATTTTTTAAAGATGCAGGCACAACATTCGGTAGTGCAACGAATACTTCAGGTAATTTAATTATTAAATCAGGTACTACTACTGCTTTAACATTTGACGGTGCTAATGTTGCGGTAGCAGGTGATCTTACTGTCAACGGTACAACGACAACAGTAAACTCTACTACAGTAACTATTGATGATCCTATCTTTACATTAGGTGGGGATTCTGCTCCAGGTTCTGATGACAATAAAGATAGAGGTATTGAGTTTAGATATCACACAGGTTCTGCTGCTAAAGTAGGTTTTTTTGGCTATGATGATTCTGCAAGTGCATTTACATTTATAGCAGATGCTACAAATAATTCAGAAGTATTTAGTGGTACAGCAGGTAATGTAGTTTTTGGTAATATTGCAGGTACATTAACAACTGCTGCTCAAACAAATATTACTTCAGTAGGTGCTTTAGATGGTGGCTCTATAACTTCAGGATTTGGTGCTATTGATAATGGTACTTCTGGAATTAGAACAAACACATTTACAGCAGAAACTTCTATGGTTCCTGATACTTCAGGTGGTGCTGATTTAGGCACATCATCTCTTGAGTGGGGCGATTTATATATTGCAGACGATAAGAAAATTTATCTTGGATCAGACCAAGACTTTAGTATAGAATATGACGAAGATGGTAACGACACTACAGCGATTGTAGCTGCAAATGGTGTTGCTCTCGCTCCGCATGGTTCTAGTTCAGGTAATACTACAGAATTAAAATTTCAAGAACTTGCAGCCAATGGTGCAAACTATGTAGGCTTTAAAGCTCCTGATGCCATAGCTTCTAATGAAGTATGGGTATTACCTAATGCAGATGGTAGTGCAGATCAAGTTCTTAAAACAGATGGTTCTAATGCTTTATCTTGGGTAGATCAAGCAGCGGGAGGAGAAATAAATCTAGTAGCCGATGGTGATATAGCTGCTCAAAAACCAGTCATACTTACTAGTGCAGGTAAAGCAGCTCAAGTTAAAGAAACAACAACTACAGCTACTAGTCTTACTGCAAAGACTTTAACAACTATGGATGATTCTGATACTAGTGATTATTCTGTTGCTACTACTTATGAATCTAACTCTGAAGCATTTGTAATGGCTTATAGAGATACTTCTAACAGTAATTATGGAACAGCAGTTGCAGGCACATGGTCTGATGGCACGCTAACTTGGGGAAGTCCAGTTGTTTTTGAATCTAGTGCTATAGAGCATAATCCTAGAATAACTTCAGGAGCTAATAGAGTTCATGTTAGTTATACACCTTCAGATGGTAATTCAGGTATAAGAAGTGCCTCTATATCTGGGACAACTTTAACATTTGCTGCTGAAACAGTGTGGGCAGGGTATCCTTCTGCAGCTACAGCAACAGAGTTAGCGTCAGGTACAGTAGATGATAAATCTATTACATATGAC